ATTTTCCAATCACCACTTCCGTATGTAGTAGTTGAACCCATAGTAATGCTTCCTCTTACAAAACAAGTCTTACCAATTACCTTATATGCTCCAGTTATAGTTCCATTACCAATTGCAGGAGGTGTAGCAGCTTCCCATGTTGGTGTATATGAAGTCCAAGCGTTATCAATTCTACTTTCGTTTATAGTTACCGAACCCGTTAAATTTGTTGATGCTGATACAATTAATGAACCGGTTATTAAATGTCTATCCGTTGAAATGTTACCAATATTTACTCCAGTACTTAATACTTGGAATTCGGAAGTACCTGTTGAAAATCCTACATTCAATGAACCGGTTAATCTTAAAGAACCACTAATATCAGCAAACCCACCATTATTAATATATAAATTACTACCACTATTCAATATTAAGTTTGAACCAGTTGCTAATAAAATTGAATCACTTATAGTAGTAGATGTTACAAATAATGAACCTGTAATTGTTTGATTACCATTAAATTGATTAGACCCAGTTGTTGCGAATGAGCCTGTCTTTGAGTTTAAAGACGCCGTTGCTTGTAATATTCTTGCTATCACACTATCATTAGAACCAGTGTAAGTATTCAATGATGCGGTTGTTTGATATATTCTTAATAAAGAACCTGTTGTAATATTAATAGAAGCAGTTGCTTGCATTAATCTTTGTACAATATTATCATTAGAACCAGTATATGTATTTAAAGATGCGGTTGTTTGTAAGATTCTATTTCTTACTAAATCGTTTGAAGATGTGTAAGTATTTATTGAACCAGTAAATGCGTTAAATAATGTTATATCACCAGAAGTTCCTGATGTGCCAGAAGTTCCGCTTACAGTAGATGTAGCTACAAATATTTTATGGTTATTAGCAAACCCTGTCGTTCCCGTTCCTGCTGATGATACCAATGTAACAGGTATAGTCCAATAAGTTGTAGGGACATAAGTAGGGGTAGCGCTAATTGTCCATATTTGATAGTTAGCTGAATCGTTTCTGTCTTGTATTGTTAATTTTTGCCCTGTTTGCCATAAAGATATAAATATATCAATATCTGTTATCGGGGTATCTGTTAAGTGATTTATGTTTATTTGGGTAGCACTTATCTGTGTTGCATTATTCCAAAGAATATGCCCACTTGAAGGTGCACCTGTAAAAGAATTTGCATCAGCTTCGTATAAGAATAAATTAGTTGATACACCATTGATACCGCTTGTACCCGAAGTTCCACTTACGCCAGATGTTCCTGATGTACCAGCTCCTCCACCTACACCAAATGAAGATGTTGCTATTTGTAATGTGCTTTTTCCAGTATTATCACCAACCCAAACATATCCTTCTCTTAAAGATGCGGTAAAGGATGAACTTACATTTAATGAACCAGTTACAACTATATCACCTGGAGTTGTTAGCGTTCCATATTGATTAAACGTCCATGTTTTTGCTAACTCATTATCTTCAAATACAGTTGTTATGTTAAATTGTCCAGTATGTAAAATACCTGCCCCATTTGTATCAAATGAAATGTTTCCACCTTTAAGATTAATATTAGGAGTATCTACTTTAACCGATGCACTTATACTACCATTTACATTTAATGAACCAGTTATCTCCACTGCATTTTCTGCAGCGTATATAAGATTACTTCTATTACCACCATCAATTCCATTACCTACAATAAAAGCGGATTGTACGGGTGATACAAAATTATATTGACCTGTTACGTGTTGTCTTTGACCCAATGCTATTGTTTGATAACCTTCTGCATGTGAATATGAGCCCGATGCTATTGTTTCTTGTCCTTCAGCATGTGAGTAATCTCCTTTTGCTTGTGTAAAATCTCCTTCGGCATGTGAGTAGTTTCCTATTGCTTTAGTAACACTTCCTTCAGCATGTGATTGGTCTCCGGTTGCTAGATTTCCCTCTAATCCGTGAATAAGAGAACCTGTTATAGTTTGATTACCATTAAATTGATTTGAACCGGTTGTTGCGTATGTTGTTGGAACGAATGCCGTTGTCTGTACCGTTAAATCTGCAAATCCTATTGCTAATGTATTAATACCAATTTCCCTGGTTAGTGGCTTTTGGTATTCTATATCTAAAGTAAGTTGCGGTGCTCCAGTATAAGCAGAATATTGAAACGCATTGGTTTGTTTATTTACAAATACACCACCATCTTCTAAAGTGTTTGCTATGGTTTCGGAACTTTGAGTACTTAAATCTCCACCAATACTTAAAGTACCACTTACGTTTAATGAACCAGTTATAGTTGTCGAACCACTTACATTTAATGAACCAGTTATTGTTGTATTACCAATTACGTTTAATGCATTCTTTGGTATTGAAAAAGCCCTAATTGCACGAAAATTAAGTGCGAATGTCTTAGTAGAGACGGTTTGAGTACCAGTTGAGAAAATCTGAAACCATGCTAATGTGGAACTGGACTGTGTAGAACTCCAATATGTGGCGTTCACAAAACCACCAATTGCATCTTTATTTAGATATAATTTATTTAATTCATCTTTACTAGGAAGATACCAATCATCATATCCATTTTCAACTTTATTGTTAGATGCTGTTATAGCGTTAGTCCAAGTTTGAGTTGTTGCTTCATCAGCGGTTGCTGCTACAATACCTTTAATTAAAGTTGAATCGTACCCAGCATCGGTAGGTGTTAGTATATATGCCAACTTCCCACCCCCAAAACTATCTCCTATTGATAATGGTTTTGGTTCTGGAGAGTTAATATTTACCGAATCAGTTACATTTAATGAACCAGTTGTTGTTTGATTTCCTATAAAATTTGCAGGTCCGATATTTGTGAAAGTACCCGATGATGATACTGTTAATGAACCCGTAATCTCTATTGTATTTGTTGTTGCCCATTTAGAACCAGTTAGTGCAAATAAACTATCTCCTGTTAATCCGGAAGTTCCAGATGTTCCTGATGTACCACTACTACCAGTTTCTCCACTAACACCAGAAGTTCCTGATGTACCACTTGTGCCACCACTTCCACTTACTCCAGACGTTCCCGAAGTGCCACTTGTTCCAGATGTGCCGCTTGTACCATCACTACCACTTATACCACTAGTCCCACTACTTCCACTTACTCCAGAAGTTCCTGATGTACCACTTGTGCCACCAGTTCCACTTACTCCAGATGTTCCACTACTTCCAAAGAATGTACCATTTAAACCTGATGTTCCAGATGAACCAGCCGTACCACCTGCTCCAGTTATACCGTTTGAACCGGATGTACCCGATGTACCATTACTTCCTATTCCAGAAGTTCCCGATGTGCCGGTTACTCCGCTTGTTCCAGATGTTCCCGAAGTACCAGTATCAAAACCTCTTGGCCCTACCGGTCCTTGAACTCCTGCCGTTGCTATTATTATTTCCGGTTGTGAAGTTTGGACAGTTATTTCCGTTATCGCAGTTTCAATTGCAACATTTGTTTTTGGTATTTCAACTTGGACAGTTGTAATATTTTTTTCTATTTGTATTGACATCCTATCGTGTTACGTTTTTAGATAACTTAACTTTACCTTCTAATAAACGGGTAACCTCATTACCTTTTACTAATTCTAAATCGTAAAATGCTTCACCGAAATTTAATGCGGATGAAGATGCTGCAGATATGTATATTCCTATTGAACCACTTGCCAATGGAGTTATAAAATTAGAACCACTTAAATTGATTCCCGTATTATCGGACTTTAAAGATGATGATAGTGAAAGAAAGACATCAGATGATTCAACACCCGGTCTGATTTGCATTCTAGCATGATAACCACTCAAATCAACTGCTGAACCTGATTCATCGTTCCAATTGATTTGAAAATTTGTTGTTGCTCCTTGCTCTATTATAAAAGAGTATTTTCCTGCTGCCATAAGTAATTCGGTTTAATACTCTTATAAATATTAAAATGTTGGAAAGGGGTAAAAATAAAAAAAGACATAAAAAAGGGAGAGAATTTCTTCTCCCCCAATTTTATTATCTAAGAATTACTTCAGATTAGATATTTGTTAAATCTTTAACATAAATCTTACCATAGTATTCTGGGCGAACCATTTTCTTAGCGTATCTTGTCATCACACCTCTACGTGGAGTAAAGTTTTGAGGGTCATACACTAATGGAGTCATAATCAATGGAACGTATGGAGCGTAAACAGCACCAGTCTCTAAGAAGTTGTTACCTCTATAACCCATCAAGATTTCGTTAGAAGTCATGTAAGGGTTTTTGTAAACTGTGTATCTATTGCTCATAGAACCTACTGCAGTAACACCAGCAGCGAACTGCATTGCGTCTTTATCTGCATTTACAACGAATCCAGGAATTGATTCCAAGATAGTACAAACATCAGGAGAAGCAACAATAAAGTTAGCTCCACCTCTAAGTGTTAATTGATGAATCTTGTTAGAAACTTTGTTCAATTTAATACCTAAAGTTTGATACCATGCATTCTTAGTGTAAGCGTTAGAAGAACCACCAATGTTAGCCCAAGCCGCTTGACCTGTTGCACCATTGTTTAAGTATTCTTCACCAACACTAGTTGACCAATATTCAGTTGTTAAAGCGTTTGATTTTAACATATCTAAGATTTCTAAATCAATCTCTAAAGAGATATAATCAGATAACATAGAAGTTAATTCAGCTTCAGCATCGATTGAATGGTATGCATTCAAATCTTGTGCTAATTCAGGAGTCCATACTGCTTTCAACTTACGAGTCTTAGCAACGATAGCCTCTGATTTTAATTCTAAATCAATTTCAGGAATGTCCAATGCAGTTGTTGTGTTACCAGCTGCGTTTGAAGTTGAATCTTCAAAATCACCTCTATCGTAAGCTACAGGAACTTCAGAATAAGTGATAGTTGCAGTTTCACCAGCAGTTGTAAATAAGTCAGCTACAGATGCAGATACGAATAACACTACGTTAGTACCAGATACATAGTTGAATTGACCTAATTGAGAAACAACAGCTGCGTTGTTTACAGCGAATGAACGTACTGCCTCAGTGTCAGCAGTTGAAGAAATACTAGCTTTTAAAGCTGTAATTTTTACAACTTGTCCAGCAGCTGCAGATGCAGATAATGCTGAATCAAATCCAACTTCAGCCCATGTTGCAGATGCTGATGTGAATGCTGAAGCTGCTAAAGTTAATTTACCAGTTAAAGCTGCAGATGTTGCATCATTTACTGAATAACCATAACGTCCTTCACCATAAAGACCGTTTACAGCTGAGTTAGTTCTACCGAAGTTATCAGAAGAACCAGTTGCGTTAGTACCACCAAAAAGTGATTTACCACCGAACTGTCCTGCTGCTCCTTGTGCAGAACCATATTTGAAGTCTAAGAAGAAGATAAGACCTGAAGGTAAGTTCATAGGTTGTACACTTACGAATTCCTTAGATGCGATTTCTCCGAAGATTCTTCTTACTAATGGTAAAGCAACACCAGACCACTCCTCAGAACCTGAAGATGTACCTGTTTGAGTTGCTTCGTCCAACAATTGTTTTGCTTGGTTCTCTAATAGAACTGCCATAGAGTGTTGGTCTCTTTCTTTCATACCTTCTAAAAGGCCAGTTTTTTCCCATTTGCTCTTTAACTGACGAGTCTCAGCTAACATTACCGCTTGTGGGTTCTTGCCTTCCATAAGTTTGCTTAAATCAAAATTTGCCATTTTTATTTATTTTTTTTATGGGTTTTTTATTTTATGATACCAGCTAATTGCTTAAAGCGATTTGCTAATTCATTACTTTCTGCGATGATTTCTTTTTTAGGAGCTGTTGAAGCTTGAGCCTTAGAAGCAATACCTTCGGTAATGTTCTTTTTAACTTGAGCTACTTTTCTTTCAGTTCCTGTGAATTTCATTGATTCAGAAAGTGTTGCGTAAACTAATTTTACTTCTCTTACAGTTGAAGTTCTGTCTAAATTTTCTACAACTTTAACTTTTTGTTCGTTAGTTAAGTTATAACCTCTGAACAATTTGTTAGCGTATAATAATTTAGCGTTTAAAAGGTTTACTTCGTTGATTGTACCTTTCAAAGATTTAATTACTGCGATTGCTTCTGCTAATTCAGTCTCAAGTTTTGCAACTTCAGCTTTCATTTCACCTGCATCTTCAGCTTTATCTTCTTCAGCTTCATCATCTCCGTATCCCATTTCTCTTAGAATTTCGTCTAAGTCGATTTCTTCTTCATCAGCTGGAGCTTCTTCAGCTTCCATAGCTGGTGCTTCAGTTGGTTCAGCTGCTACTGGTTCTTCAACCGGTGCTTCTTCACCTTCCATAGCTGGTGCTTCAGCAGGAACTTCTTCCTCACTTTCTTCACCTGCGATTTGAGCTTCTAATTCTCTGATGATAGATTCTAAATCTAATTCATCTTCGCCCATTTCATCTTCACCTTCCATAGCTGGAGCTGTTTCCTCATCATCTTCGGTTGAGTATTCCTCACCCATTTCTTCTGATTCTTCATCTTCACCTTCAGTAAGGTCTTTAACTTTAGTTTCTTCACCTTCACTACCTGGTTCTCCAGATTGTTTAGCGATACCACTTAAGTCAGTTTGTGCTGAGTTTGCTTTATCTGCAGGTTGTTTGTTATCACCACCACCTAATTCACTAGATACATCATTATCTTCATTCACTTCTACTTCTTCTTCTTCACCTTCCATTTCAGCGGTTAGTTTCTTAGAAAGAATAGATTGTAAACGAGGAGTAAATGCTTCTTCTAATGCGATTTTAGCGTTAGCGATAGCAGTTTCACGTACAGCTTTAGCATCAGCAATTGCTTCTTTCAACAATTTTGAACTTGCCATTTGTTTCCTTATTTATCGGATTTCTGAAGTCATTGTATTTGTGGACTTCAATAGAATTTTTTTATTGGCGTTTCGGTCACTACACATAAAGGTGAGTATTCATTACCAATGGAAAACGCATATAAAATACGTTATTGTATCAATAAATATGTAAAAGTTTAGGAAAACGTAATTTTTCTAAAAAATTCTTTAGAAAAGATAAATAAATCCAGAATGCTTATCTGATTTAAGTTTTTGGCGAATACGCTCATCTGAACAACCAAAGTGGTTGGCTGCATCTATAATTGAATAAAATTCTTTACCATCACAACTAATGATAGGTAATTCTAATGTAATGTTTCTTTCCCACAAATCTTGCATTTGTTCGTAGGTGATATCCCAACCATCTACTTTCTTCCAATGACGGTATTTGGGATTGTTTGATTCTATGTAGTTTCTAACCATTGATTCGGTCATATCACCACCAATCAACTCTGCTATTTGTTTTGGATTCTCAAAAGGAATATCATCAACTTCGTATTTAATTTGTGGTTTTGTTTCCCCACCAATGATTTGCCACTCTTTGTACTTGGATTTAGTTGAACGGCATCTTCTTTCAACTTCGGTAGCTACTAATGTATTTGGGTCTATTGAAATTGCCGCTTCTCTAAATGATTTGTATTTCACACCATCTACCACACATTGATAAGTTCCATCGAATTCAATATCTTCTGCCGCAATATCAGGGTTTCCTTTTACAAATACTAATATGTTTTGATGAACCGATGCTACCTTACGATTTCTTTTGAAGTAGGTATCAACCACTCTAGCAGCCTGATGTTGTGAATTAAATAAAATCATATCGTTATAGAAGTGTAGTCCAGCTTCCTCACACGCTTGGATTGTTTTGTTTACCAATCCTCTATATTTTCCAATTTTATAATTTCCAGTTAGTGATTGCTCTCTTACTTCGGATACTACTACTGCAAAGAATCTATTGTTCTTTAACTTTTTTGCAGCCTTTCCTAAGATACTGAAATATTTCTCATCAAACTCCGTATCTTCCATAGTTGATATATCCAATGGATTATTACTATATACTTCTAAATCATAATAAGGTGGGCAAGTAAAAACAAAATCAAATTGTTCATCACCTAAATAATTTAACATATCATCACTATCACCAGTTACCCATTTTGGTTTATCAGATTGCTTTCTATTTTCCTCTATTTGAGTTTTAGATAAATCAATACCCATATATTCATATCCCATTTCAGTTGCCACAATACCCCTAACACTTCCGCCGGCAAATGGGTCTAAAACCTTACCTTGCTTTGGAGTGAACCATTGATACATATGTTCACAAAGGGTTGCATCGAATATTGAAATTGTATTATCTTCCCAGAAACGGGCTCTACTTTCGATATCTTCCCTACCCAATTCTGATTGAATATTGTAGGTTTGTATCCAGTACCTCTTACGGTCCTGCCATTCTTTAGTTCGGGTATCTAATATTGAGAAAGGCTTAATCATATGTAAATATACGAAAAAAGCTTGGAATAACCAAGCTTTTCTTTATATTTTTTTATTAAATTTATTAAATATCACCAGTATATTCCACATCTTTATCAAGACTTAAAATATATTTATCTTCTATTTTTTGTAAATTTCTTCTCCACATTTCTAATTGACCAGTACCTTTTTTTAATGCCGGCATCATAGCTGCTTTTTTCTTTGGGTCTTTTTCAGCAAAATATGCATCTTTCATTTTAAGTTGAGCATTTACTAATTCTGCAACTTTCTTTTGAACTGCTAAATACTTAACATACATTTTAGGTACTCCACCACGTAAATTCATTGGGCCCTCTTTTACTACTGATTCGTTAGGTACACAATTTGGAACTTGCTTACCACCTTTATCTTTCATACCAACTTGCTTATATCCTTTCCAACAAGGTGAATCTTCAGCTATTCTAGCTTCGTTTTGTCCGTATTCGTGATAGTTAGATGATGCTTGTGAAATAAAGTTTTCTGCATTAGTAATATGGTCTTGAATCCAAGCTGGAATATCTTTTTCATTTTCTCCCATCTTAGCTTTCAATTCAGTTGCCATCTTAATGATAGTATCCAATGAATTGTTTGCCATTGATACTTCGTGGTCTTCAGAGCCTTCTGCTTCATTAACGAATGCGGTTGCAAATGGATTAGAAATTACTTTACCCATTTCAAATTTACCAAATGCTTTTTGTGATACCAATCCTCCTAAACGAATCATAATTATTTCTTTTTATTACCTAATCTTTCATGCATTGTATCAGTACTAATATCTGCAATCTCATAGTAACGATTTAAGATGTGACCCATATCTTCATATAAAGAATGTAATCTCTCATCCATTGCTTTTGCTTCTAATGCGAATTTATCAAATGATTTACCCATTTTATCTAATTCCTGCATATTTCTTTTTACAGTCACATTATCAAACCAATCACCACTTTCTCTTAGGGTCATTTCTTTTGCAGCCTCAACAATAGCACCTAATGTGTTTGCAACCTCAGTCATATCAGATTGTCTTTTCATTTGGTCTTGGAAAGTGTTGTAAGTAGAAATGATTTCTAAGAAGTGTTTTTTAACTTCGTTTGATAATTTTCTATCACCATCTTCTAAGTTTTCAGCTATGCTGAATTTACCATTTACTATCTTTACTTCTTTCAAGTTAGTTTTACGGATATCATTGTATGCTTTCGCTACAGTTGTTCCTTTATTGCCATCAACTTTTAAGGTTATCTTATTGTTGTGTACAAAATCGTATATGTCGAAATTCTTTGCCATTATTATGCTATTTCAGTTATTATTTCTCTCATTAAATCCTGTGCTTTGCAGTACTCACCACAAACATCAGTTCCTATTTGTTGTAAACCTCTATTAACAGATTCGTTTACAGGCACCATAAATGCACCATGTGTAGATGGGTTAGATACAAAATCCCAACCAATTAATTCAAAGTCATCCTGAACCTTTACTTTACCCTCACCAATATTAGTTACCGAACCCATACCTCTTGATGAGATACCTAATAGGATTCCAGCTTTTAATAATTCTTTTAAGATGTTACCAGATGGAGTTGGTAGAATTTCTACTGTCCCACAAAGGTCATCACCTTCCCAATGGATTTCTCTTACGTTATGAGATACGTTCTTCAAATTAATTACAGTAGAATCTGGATGGTCTAATTCACCTAATGCTCTACGTTCTTTAATTAGTATTTCGTATTTCTTAGCCTCTCTCATTAAGATTTCTCTAGGATATACTCTACCATTTTGGTTTTCAGCAGATGCTCTTTGTAGAACTCCCTTTACTAAGGTTCTTCCTCCTTCATCTTCATTTACCTTACCTTCGAATAGGTTTGTTTCTATTAAGAGTGATTTCATTTTATATTCTTATTTTTTAGATTCCATTTTGCTTCTAATCTTATTAGCAATAGTACCTAATTGAGTTTTATCAATACCTAAACTATCAACAACTTGTGCTACTAATTGTAATTTTTGAACATTACTAAGTTTAGCATCTTTTATTTTATCAATAGCTTGAGATAATTTCATTTTAATTGTCGATGGAATTGTAGCGGTTGGTAATTCAGTAGATATAGATTCTTTTTTTGAAGCTCTTAAATCTGCTAAATCATCTGCTTCAATGTCACCATCTTTATCAACATCCAATTCTTTTTGCCCACCAACTAATGCTTCGTTCTTTTCACCCTTACCATTCCAAGCAGAATCAATTTTATTAAAGAATGCTTTCTTTTCATCATCATTCATATCATTGATACCTTTACCTGCTTTATCTAAAGCCTTTTGAAAGAATGCCTGATATTCAGATTCTTCAGTCATTACTTCCTTAACTAATTCTTTTAGTCTTTCTTTAGTGATTTTCATACTTTCTTTTTTATTTGGTAGACCTTTATGTGATGTAGATGCGTAATCCTTTGCATCTTTATCAGTCATACTATCAGCTGCTTTCTCAACTTCTTTAGATGGTGCTTCCATGTCTCCTTTTTGTACTGCATGAACCATACCCATAAATTTTTGTTGTGCTTTAGATACTGCTGGCATATTATAAAGTTCTAATTTTTTCTGAAAGATTCATTAATCTCTCTTTTATTTTATGTAAACTTTTGTGCGTTCTTTTATAGTAATCATCTTTCGTAACACCATTCTCAGTCTTTAACTTTGAATACCAATTAACGAATTTTTCAACTTCACCTAATTGTTGTTTAATAGATGTTATACCTTTACCTATTTTAGCTTTTGCAGAACCATCTTCTTTTTTTAATGCTACCCAACGATTTTCATTTAAGCTAGCCTCATCATCATCTTTTGCCAATACCATACCACTCTTATCTGCAATTTCACCAGAATCACTGCAATCAGTTGCAGTTGGTTTAATTTCTAATGGTTTTTTAGAATTAGCAGGAACATCGTTCTTCAACCAATCCTTTTCTTCACCAACAACAGTTGCTCCAGATAATTTAGCTAATTTAGCGTTTTTACCAGCAATTTCGGATGGTTTTGAAAATGGTGCACCAGCACTACTTGTTATTCCTTCTTCTAAATCATCAACAACTTCACCACCAGTTACACTAGCTAATCTTTTATTTTTCTTTGCAGTTTGACCAGGTTTAGAAAATGCATTAGGAGTATCATATCCAGCTACATTGCCAGTTACAGACATTTCCTCCAATTCTTTTTCAGATTGGATTTCTTTAACTATACCTCTAATTATTTCTTTTAATCTATTTGACATTTACCTTTGATTTTAATTCTTTAATTAATTCATAAGAAAGCATTATAGATGAAACGTTATTATCAGTTACAGTTTTACCAATTTTCATTTTTTCTAAAACAGAAATAGTTTCTGACAATTTAATTGTAGTTACTTTATCTGATATTTTAGATTTAATTGTTTTTAATTCTTTCACAATTTGTGGAAGTTCTACTGCTAAATAATCTTTAAATTTAGTTGTATTAGACATGTTATTAATATACTCTTTTAACAAGCCTTTTTGTTTTTCATCTAAATTTGTGTATTTTTTATTGAAAGTTTCAACAAGAATCTTATAGGTTAATAATCTTAGGTCTTTATCTTGCTGTTTATAGGTTTCTATTAATTTAGAATCTTCAGTTTTGTTAGTTTTTACTAAAGGGGGTCTTGAAATTATATTTTCAATAAGAGTTACTTTAGAATTGAATATATCCTTAATATCGTAGTTTTCAGAATTTTTAGATTCAAATACTTTATATATTGAAGCTAATACTTTATAGTTAGTTATAGGAGAAGATAGAAATTGTTCTAATTCAAATTTCTCATTAATTTTCTTAATAAGATTATACTTTTCTTTTACAAGTTTACCTTCGTTTAATTTAGAATGTGCTTGTGATACAGTATCTACAAACATTTCAGCTTTACTTTCAGAATTATATTTTTCTTTTAATAGTAAATCATAAAGACGTAATTCTTTATTTAATTCAGTACCAGAAGCAAAAAATTCTTTTACAATATTTTTTGCATTTTCTGTCTTATCACCATTAAGTACTTCTAATGTTATCTGTCTTACTAAAAGCTCAAATAACACTCCAGTATTCTTAACCTTAGAATGTTTTATTTTTTTCATTTATTTCCCTATATTTAACCTAATGTCTATAAACTAACACATATAAATATAAACTTTTTAATGTTTATTAAAATTTGGTGTCATCTAACAGGTTATTTTCATCTAAAAGGTCAGATTTTTCCGTTTTTTCACTTAAAATCTTCTTTTTTGCTGAAATTCCGTTAATATATTCACGTGCCAATTTTTTACTTGATTCGATTGAACGAGTTTCTCTTTTACGTTCTTTCTCATTTTCTTTATTTCCCAATGGGTCTCTACCATATGGATGTTTATCTTTACCATAAGTATTACCTTCTTTTGGTCTACCACCTTTATTATCAACAATCTCCTGCTTCATTTTTTCAATCTCCTCCTCTACATTTTGTTGTTCAGGTGGATTTGCTGGGTCTTGTCCTTGCTGTTCAATTGAATTGTATCTGAAACGGTCTTTAAGGTCTAATATCATCTTAGCTCTTTCAGTATCCATCTCATCCTCACTTATACCAAATATATTATGATATACCCAATCAGTAGATAACATATTCATTCCTTTGATATCCGTTGCTAATCTCACTTTCTCACTCCATAAGTTTACTTTCTCTTGCTCATATATTGTAGATGAATTAGTTAAAGTAAGTTGGAAGTTTGTCATTTCTGCATCATCAATACCTTGTCCAGCTAAGTGAACGATTGCTATTTTATATAATTCACTAACGATTGTTCTTTGAATTCTTTCGATAGTTCTAGCAAAACGAACATCTTCTGCAGCTAATGTAGCCTTACCATTAACATTCTCATCATAAGATAAGTAAGCCTTTGGAACTTTTAATGCGGCAAATAATTTAGCTTTTAAATAATCAATATCTTCAACTGCTGCATAATCTAAACCAGCTAAGTTTTCAATTGATGTACCACTATCTCCACCTCTAACAGGTAAGAAAAAGTCTTCAGTAAGATTCTGAATATTATATTTTAAGTTGTAGTCACCACTATTTTTATCAACAAACGGAGTTTTCTTCATTTTGTTGATAATTTTTTGCATATAGTTATCAACCTCTTGTGGATTAATATTACCAATATCAATTTTGAACACTCTTTTTTCAGGAGCTCTCATAATACGATGGATTAACATCGCATCTTCCATAAGTGATAATTGCTTCCAAACTCTACGACCATTTTCAATCATAGCTTTACCATATGGTAGAAAGTTTGTATCTGAAAGTAAACGGAAGTGAGCCATTTCATAGTTCTCATATTCCTTCTTACCAAATCTATCTAATTCAACTTTAAACTTAACATAGTTTTGATTAGCTGGGTCAGTACCCTCTAATCTTTCAGTATTATATACTGAATATGGAGTTACATTTATAATACCTTTACCTTCTGCTATTTCTAATGCTAAAAAGAAATCACCATATTTTACCAAGTTTCTTACCCAAGGCCATAAATTGAATTCTATATTAACTACATCATAAAATAAGTTATGAAGTATTGCACTTACATTCTCATTTGATGATTTAATTTGTAATACATCACCATATTCATTTTTTGTAGTAGATTCATCAGCGTATATATCCAATGCTGATGCTATAATTGGGTCATTATCCATAGCATCATAATCTCTAAAAAGTTCTCTACGAACTTGATGATATGCCATTGATTGTGCACCCTGATTAGTCTCATAATAAGACCTTTGTAACTTTGTATATCTATCTCTAAGATTTACGAAGTTTGTATTCATTTGGCGGTCATCAGTATCAACAACCTTACGTTTACCATCTTTATCAACAGTTACGATAGCTTGGGTTGAGAATAACTTCTTTAACCTACCAAAAAAACTTCTATCATCTAATTCTTGTTCTGCCATAATTTATTATTAATTTCTACAAAATCCTATTTTGACATTATATAACATAAATATCGTAAAATATCAAAACACTACAACCATTCGGATAAATCTTCAAATCCATCGCCAACTCTCATTTTCCAAGGGTTATCATCTCTACCACTTCCACCACCATAAATACCATTATAAGTATTTGATGTAATACCACCAACCGCACTTTTAGTTAAATCAATACCTTCTTGTCTTAATCTAAGTGCGGTATCTCTAACCCATAATCCTATTGAAAATGCCATTGTCAAATCATCATTATAACCTTTCATAGCCTCTGCTCTACCATTCATATAGATAAATGTGAATAACTCATCTATTAAACGAGAAGAACGAACTATAACTGATTTCTCTCTGAAGTAATCGGTTAATTTAGATATGATTAAAGGTCTAGTCTTAGAAGTAGTTGAAAATCCAGCTACCAATCCTCTTTCTTCTGACCTGTATTTATTTGTCATTTGATGTTGGATATCAATATACTTTAAATCCTTACTCATATAAAATAAGTTTTTATATCCTCTATCAATTACTTGCTGAATTGTTGCCCAACCAATATTAGCGTTCTCCACAACAAGCAAAGCATCATTGTATTCGGTTGAAAGTGCTACTAAGAAATTTCCAAAATCCTTTGTATCAACTTTACCTTTATATTCCGCAACTTGAGTTGCGTTTACAATATCAATTACATGGCAGGTAGAGTAATCCCCACCATCACCTCTGGCCACATCAGCCACAACCATATAAGATTTATTATAATCAGCATGTTCCCATTTCCAAAGGTTTCCATCAAATCCACCTTTCTCAATTGGGTCCTGAATGTATGTTTCTTTATAGAACATTAGGGTTTCGGGTTCAATTACAGTTTCACCAGAACTTACAAAATCACAATCACACTCTTGCGCTGCTTTCTTTAATCCCAATAATTCCTCTTGCTGGTCTCTCCATTTTTGGTCTCTCTCAGGATGTACTGTCCAATGCAATCTGATTGTATTAAATGGATTTCTACTTTCTTCAGCTCCTAACCAAGTTTGGTGAAACCAATTACCCACACCATTTGGAGTAGAAAGGGCAATACAACTACCACCCGTTGAAAGTGTTGATTGAGCTGCCACCCAAATCTCATCAATATCATCAATGAAAGCGGCCTCATCAAATATTAGAAGTGATAATGCTTCAGAACGTCCTGCATCAGGAGAACTAGCAATAGCCTTAATTTGAGAACCATTATTTAAACGAAGGGAAAGTTTGTTATCTTCCATAGACCCGTTCTTAAGCCAACTAGGAAGTAATTCATGCATCACTCTAACCTTTGTTACTAAGTTCTTTGCAACATCTTGTTTTGTTGCAATAACCAATACGTTAAAATCACCATTGAATATCATTTTCCAAAGTGCATATCCAGCCGATAGGGTTGAAATACCAGTTTGACGTGATTTTAGAACTATATTAAATCTATTACTTGCGAATTGTGTTAGAGTCTTTTCCTGAAATGGAAATAGGTGAAATGGTATCTTACCTCTCACCGGATGCTGAATCATACAATACTTTTTCATAAAGTGTATTGGGTCAGTAGCACACTTTTTGTATTCTTCTGCAATAATCTCTTTTAGAGATTTTTTTTGTGTTATACCAGTACTCATACTAATCGTTAAGTGGTCTTACTAAATCGTAATTTTTATCTTTTAATTTATCGTAAGCCTCATTTCTTAGTTTTGTAGCCTGTTCAATCTCACCTTCAAATTTAACAATCTCCAAAAGGATTTCTGCTTTAAGTTCTTCAACATCTCTCTCCATACTCCAAGTTTCAATCTTGCCATCTTCTTGAACTACTTCATATGTTTGTTTAGCATCTTTGTATGCTTGTTTAAATTGAGCCACTACATCGTTACCATATGCAATCATATTAGAAAATATTTTATAATCTTCATAGGCTTCCCACAATCCATCATATTTTATTTGGGCTTCTCTTAATGTAAGACAATGTAAACAATATCCAGTTTTAGATATTAACTTTTTATCAACTCTACCTATTTTGATTGTTTTACACTTATCCGATTTACAAGTGTTTAACTTATCTAAGTAAGCTCTTGTTTCGGCCATTATATCACCCAATTCTGATGTTTGTACTTTACCTGCTTCTAATTGCTCCCAAGACTTACCATCTTCATCAGTCCATTTTTCACCAACTTTACGTTTTATAATTTCTTTATCTGCTCCAGAAAATGAAATAAATGATTCTTTTTCATATTCAGCACCATGCATTACCATATCTACCAACTTTCTACGCGTTGGGTGCATAAACTTTTTATTGAATTCCTTTGCCATATTACTTACGATATATTTGTATATATAAGTATATCAAAATTCAGAAAACGATTATTTATCGAAAAATATTCCTAAAATTTGATTTAGGGGTGCGAATGCACCTGTTAATTTGTAAGTGTTACCACCATAGACAAATACAATACCTTCATTTGGTACAATTTTTTCAAATCCACCAAGTGCATTTAAGCGAGATAATTCTAATTTTAATTTTTCAATTTTCTTAGGGTCTCCACTTGCTTTTACTTGAGATATAGTTGATTGTAAACGAGCTACCATTTGTCTTTTAGCACTATCAGGGTTTGCTGTAAGAACCGAGTCCATAAAGGATAATACATCCGCACCAACTCCTAAAAATATCTCCTCAAATCTCATTAGGTTTTGCTTTCCTATTTTTTGTTGGTCCTGCTTATCAGTTTGGTCAGCCCAAGCTCTTATCTTGTCATCAGTTATTGTTGCTATACGGAAACTCTTGTCACCAAAAGCCCATCTCTTAACTAATCCTATTTTTTGTTGATAATCTAATTTCTTAGCTTTCTTTTCTACAAAGTCAGTCCACCAAGCTTGGTGATAATCAGCAACACCATCCGAATCATGTAATGCAAATTCAGATTGTAATTTAGAAATCATTCCTAAATACTTCCCTTGCAATTTAGAAAGGTGTTCTGATTTAGGAAGTTTGCTTATTGGAGGTCCTTGTATTGTGTACTTAGATTGAACATGTGCATTTACTTGCTTAATCATACCACCTAATATAGATGCCGCTTGTTGGTTCTCACCTACAATAGTACCATCGATATCATAATCAAATGTACCATGAAATACCAATAGGGGTTGATTGTAAGGGATTACATTTACAGAGGTTGGATATATTACTTCCAAATTCATAAACGAACTACCATCCTTAAATATCTTCTTACGTTGAGATTCTGATAGGGCTGCAATTGCTTTAGATAAATCTTGCATAGCGAAGTTATAAGCATCGGTTAATCCACCTCTACCAGCAAACTTATCTGCTACTTGTCCTATTGTCATAGCACCAGCCCCTTTGTTCTTTAGGTGTGATTTGTTACGAGCCGCAACCAATCTCCCATTTACCCAACTAACTGCCAATGCCTGTCCATCAGTCTTCTCTCTTGCTAATTCTAAATCACCATTAAGTGCTCTTACCACAATTTGTTTTAAATCACCAAATGTAAGATTCATTTCAATATCAAACGGATGATTCATATGTCCATAAGCCCCACCTTCTAATAATAATGATTCGTTTACTGATTCTTTCTTTAATGAATCTATTTGTTTTTTAAGTTTGTCTATCTCAGCTCTAACTTTCATTTGTGCCGGAGACATTGGCATCATCTTAAAAGCCTTATTATATAATACTACAAGTTCTTTCTCTAAATCTTTTAATCCTTCGTTTGTTGGATTTTCTATTTTAGCTAACTTATCGTAATACTTAGGGTCTTCAAATAAATGGTCTAATGCTATTTCTTTTGCAATCTCTCTATCGGTTGTATGTTCCATTTCAACTGATATTCCTTTTTTAAATTGAGCTACCATAATATCAACACTAACACCATGCTTCTCCGCAATATCGTTTAGTGTCAATCCTTTTGCCAAACCACCAGGAATATTATCTTCATCAATTTCTTCATAACCACTCATTCCTTTGTTGTTAAGTTTCTTACTAACCTTCTTAACATCATCAGCTTTTGGTGCTCCATTAATATATCCACCCGGCAAACTTAAACCTACACCAGCTCCACCACCAAGTCCCATCTCATCTAATATAGAATCAAAATCGGAAACTATTTCTTTAATATCTTCTTTTGAAATTATTGTATTTTTTTGATTATCAGGCAATTCCCAAAATCTTTTAGGTTTTTCGTTAGGATTTTCTCTATATGCATCCTGCCAGTCTTCTACCTTAAATGGGTCATCGGCTGGGTTTAATGTACTTTGTGTTACATTTTTAAGTTTATAATATGCTTTTCTGAATTGAGTTTCTGTATCTTTTGATTTTCCCCTACCTCTCATAGCGTCTGCTTTAGGAGTATCCATTTGAGTATATCCACCTTGCTTATACCAACCTTCAGGCTTAGCTTTATTCAATATTCTAGGTTGTCCATCTGCTACAAATGATGTATCAGGCTCATCTTGTCCTCTAAACCCACCATTGGATGCAGTTTCTTTTAAGTTTTCTTTTTTAGGTATTCTGAATGTTACTGCCTTTTTACCATTAATTGTTGGCATTCCCCATTCATCTTCACCTATTGATTTAACAACTACTTTTTTGTTTTTAAATTTACCCATTAACAAAGTATCACCAACTTTTACGTTTAGTTTAATTTCTTCATTAATACATTCTTTTAATCCCTTTAACTTAAGAGTAATTAATTTGAATATTTGAGAATCAAATTTAGGATAAGCTTTTGTGAAGTTTTTCTTTCTATCATCTGAACTACCAGCACTTAACCAATAACGAACATCAGTACCACTAATAGGATTTGATTGTGCCGGCGAAGCGTACACATATCCTTTATCTAAATATCCTTGCTCTACCTTACCTTTATATGGAGTGAAGTATTTACCGCTTAAACGATTTTGGTCCTTCTCACCTACTACAACTATTAAACCAGTTGTATCAGAATCATACTTATTTAGTATTTCTTCCGGCGCATATGGATTTTTAATATTAACGATTTTAGATGATGGTATTCCAAACATCTGCATCATTATTGCTTTTTTTTCCTTAAAATTAAATGGAGATTTTTTTGAATCGGTAACATTAGAAGTTCCGATATATACACTATCCTTACCGAATTTGCGTACTAAGTTTTCATAGGTTGCGTAGTGTCCCTTATGAAATGGTTGAAAGCGGCCCGAATAGACAACAACTACTTTGTCCATTTGAGCCGCTTCTCCCAATATTGTTTCTACTAAAAACTTTTCTAATCCTTTCATATCATATAAATATTGAGGATTAATCTTTTAGAAATTATTTAGCTTTATTTGCTTGTTGTTCAGCTAATTGCTTTTCAGCTAATTGTTTTCTACTTAATGCACCCGGTTGATATTGAATTGTACCATCTTGTATGTTAATTCTACCTTGAGGATATTTTTCATCCAATTCATCTGCTACTTCTTTTAACTCAGCATTAACTGATTTAAATTGGGCCTCAGCTTCTTCTAAAAGAGAATCCAATCTCACTAATTCTTCTTGTAATTCTTTTTTTCTAATGTAGATATTACCAAAATCAGAAATGATTGTATTTGATTTTTGATTTAAGTCTGTAATTGTTTTTAGAACGTTTTCATCTAATTTTACAATTTCAATCTCAATAGATTGTTTTTGCGGAATGTTATCCAATGCTGCCATAATTTTGTTTTTTATTGTTTATATATATAAGTATATTGTTTTTTTGTTTTTATAAAAATTTTTCCAATTCTTTTATTACCATATCCGAAGTTATTGATTTTGTACACTCGAATTGTCTTTCCGTACCTTTATGGTCAGGGCACCAATTCCAATCACCAGCATCCAACTTAAGCCTATTAAAGCACCCTTCACATTTACCTTTAGGTGCTGCAATTCTAATACAATCTTGCATTTCGGCCCAATCATATGAGAATCCACTAATCAGTACAGTAGGAACATTTAAACTCCAACTTAACCAACTTAACCCACTACCAATACCAATGAATGCTTTTGATTTTAACATTTCCATCATAACTACTTCAATAGGTCCTTTTGGTTGATGAATAATTCCTTTTGGTAATTTATTTCCCATATAATCATCTCCCTCTTTAGAAAGTAATCTTACCGTATATCCTTTATTATTTAACCAATCTACCACATCCTGCCATCCGGTTGGATTATTCCAAAACTTAGATTGTGCTGTTCCAAATACACCAATACATACTTGTTTAAGATTTGGGTCTATTTTTGTTTTAATATCTTTTATTTTTGGTTTTACTTCTTTGTATTCCAATCCCAAAATATCAGAACACATTTTTTGCAATGTAACTGTTTTTGGGTCTATTGGATTTCTCATTTGGTTTACATTGTTATCTTCATTATAAAATAATCCAATACTGTACATTGCGTATAAATCGGAAACATTTGTGCCAGGACTAACAAATTCAAGTTGCGGATATTTGTCTATAAACATATCATTCATAAATGTAGATACAATTACCTTACAATTATGTTTTTTTCTAAACTCATCTGCATATGGAAACCAAGACAATGAATCACCCAAAGCGCTTGAATCTAATGCGATATAAATTCTTTTATCTTTTGCATTATATAAATGTTGATGCCACATTTTTCCGTTTTCATATATGTTAATTTTCCAATTAACAAAATATTCAACACTACATTTACACCAACAATTATTACCAACAGTAGTTGAGTAAACAATTCTACCAGTATTATTATCTATAAATTCAACTTTGTATTCAGCAACTTTACCTCCTTTGATTTCTACAAAAGGTCCTCTAACAAAATGTATCACTACTTTGTTCTCAACATTTACAATTGGATTTATATTCTTTTTTAAATTATCGTATATCATGTATTCCAAGTTTTAACTGTTAAATCCAATAGAGAATATCCTTCGGCCTGTTTACTATACATTTTATTTGTTGTATAACGAGGTCTTGGATGATTATAGAAAACGTGATTAAACCAAAGGTCACCAACATCCCATCCACAATCTTGTATTCTATCTAACCACCATTGCTTCTCTCTATTTGGAATTAAATAACAATGTGCCAAATCCTGATTAAATGCTGTTTTTGAAAATAATTCATCTATTTTTGTTTTTTCTCTTGATGGATTATCTGCAAATGAAATGAATGGTACATTATCTCTTTCTGAAATAAAACAAGCTCTATGTACAATTTCTACAAATTCTTCTAATCCAGTATAGATAAACGCATCTGCTTCAAATATTAAAGTGTAATCAAAGTTTTCAGTATCCATAGTTTCCAATGCTCCCCTATGTGCTAAATAACATCCATAGTGTCTACCAGTCATCCAACCCAAACCAGCACCAGGATATAATTCACCAGGCTTATTATCTTTACTTATATGCTCCGGTCTTCTACAATTTTCAGCAGGTGCGAATCCCTCATATACTTTATTAACAATTGGTTGATATACAATTCCGTATTTTTCCAATTGCTTAAGAGATTGAATAGATACCATCTCTCTCATATCATCTGGTCTAGTCAATAAATGCTTTATTTGAATACGAGGTTTTTGCTTTCTCCAATTTCTAAATCCAATTGTACATTGGTCATAAAAGAATTCATTAACTGCTTGAGTAACACCGGGAAAGAAACTTCCACCATAATCATCACCACTAATAGTTCCACCAGGTTTTACTTTGTTATACCAAAAATGAATATCATCTTTCACATCTTCATAACTATGCCCAGCATCTAACATTATATAATCAATACTACCATTACTAAATTGGTTAGCTGCGTTATGTGATGTATCTTTTATTATTTCAAATGAACCATAGTTTTCTGAAAGTACTGTATTATCTATGAATTCATAAAATATATCTCCGTTAAATGCTCCAACTATATTTTGGTGCAATTCCTCATTATCAGTTCCCTTAAACGTATCTACCGTTATAAACTTAATATCTTTTTTAGATTCTTTTATTTTTGTTGCTAAATAATTTGTTGATTTACCAAACCATGTACCAACTTCTACAAATGTATCACCATCCTTTGCTTCATTAACAAATTCATTATATAATTCATCATATGCAAACCAACCAGGAATTTCATTGAACTCGGGGTTAAGTGTATCTAATATAACTTTCTTTGTTGCTTTTAAATCTTCATTAATATATGTTACTAACGGGTTATTATCATAGGTATCTAAATAAGTGTGGAGTTTTCTGAATATTGATGGTAGTTTATAACTTAATGCTTCCTTAATTGAAAGTGGATTTAATTCCAACTTTGAACTAAAATAAAACATATCACTTGCTGCATAAAATTTATCTACATCATCACGCTCTCCCCATATCACACAATTGTATGGTTTGTGTTTCATCAATGGTGCCCAATAATCTTCAAAGTTTCCAGCTTGATTTCCTACAAAGTGAAATTTAATTTTATATTTTTCCAATTGAGTTGCTAATGCAAATATTTCACCTTGGTTCTTACCTGGTGCAAATAATCCAACATTAAGAATATGTTTCCAATCTGATTCAAATCCTAATTCTTTTTGTGCAGCTTCTTTATCAAATTTATATTCTTCGATTGGATATTCCCATAACATAGTTTCAACTCCAGTATCAATGAATCTTTGTCTACTCCATTCAGATACTAAAATGTATCTATCTGGGTGGTAAACTATTTCCGATGGATTTGTATATGAACCATGCGTAGATGCTATAATAAAATAATTTCTATCTTTTGTAAAAATCTGGTCTAATATAAATGGAGCTAAATCAAATTGTGGTATTTCCTGAAAATGTATAATATCGGGTTTAAATTCACTTATTATATTAAGTATTTCTGATTTATCATCTCCCAATGTATGAACCTCTACTAATGATTTTATTCTATTTTTTTGAACCACAAAAGCATGTCCTCCGCTGTTGTTTATCTCAACAACTTGGATATCAAAATTTTTAATAAAATGTTTTACCTGTTTATATAGGTATTGTGGTTGTCCTCCCGTAGATAAGTGAGGCGCAACATAAAGTAACTTCTTTTTAGACATATTTTATTAATTGTAACAAAGATACAAAATAATTCTCAAACTACCAAATTTATTTTATTCTGCAGATTCGTATATTACTATACCTTCATTTAAATCAAGTTCTCCCATTGGATATTTCTTTTCCAAATCCCTAATTGCAGTTGTAAATTTACTATCATTTAACTCAAACTCAAGTTCCATAGATTTTTGTTCTTCCATAAGTTTAGTCATTTCAATTTTAAAATTTTTTAATTTTAAGTGAGATTGTCCAATACCAATAATCAATTCGTTTGCTTTAGTTTGCATACCTCTTAGGTCATCTATTAACTCTTGCGATAATTTTTCTGTTTTTTGTGCCATAACGTTAGTGTTTATATATAAGTATATATATTATGAATTTTTACGAAACGGACTAGTTCCCAATATATCTTCAGGCCACAACCCAATCAATTCCTCTCTTGTGGTTATTCCATCAATACTAATATCCGTTAGGTTTCTTAATATTTCTTTTTTTGCAACTATCTCAGATTGTAATGTTGTATTACCCGTTTCTAATGCTTTCATATATTGAACATCCAAATCACTGAATAATTTTGCTCTTTTTATTCTAATTTTGGATTTTAATATTTCCAATGCTTTACTTGTATCGTATGTAAACATAATATAATTATTTTTTATAATGAACCACTTGCTTTCATTTCTATCCACTCAGCATGAGATATATCAAATGTTGCTGGATATATAACAGCACTATTTTGTAAATTATATGAACCCGAGCCCCAACCATCTGGATTTGAAAAATCAAATGTGTAACAATCAAATTCGTTATGATAATTAAATGGTAATTGACTTGATGATAATATTACATATGCACTTCCAACTGGAATATCTCTTTTACAAATCCATTCCAAATCATACATTAGATTGGGTATTAACCAGCAACCAATAGTTGGGTCATCTTTACTTTGATAAATAACTACTGTTTCTTCCATAATTTTATTTTTTAAATTACATTACTACTATTACACCAATTTCATCCATATTAAATAATCCATCGGTATTATTATCTTGAGTTCTAAAGTTTATATAAGTACTGTTTCCAGCAAATTTTCCAAAAGTAAATGTACATTCAACAGGATTTGCTATATCTCTAGTTCCTGTAAAAAATACAGATGGTGTAATAGTAGAAAGCGAAGCACCATCTGATGTTGTTAATGCAAAATTTAAATTGTATGCACCTTGCGACCCTGCTGAAGCTAAAGATGTAACAACTCCGCCTAAAGATTGTAGAGTTGGTATCGATGGAGCTCCAGTTTGGGATACATTACTAGCCCATCTTGCATATCCTTTAACCATAGGATAACCACCAACATTATAACCCAATGAAGTACCAGTATCTTTATGATAATGTTTATCGGTAGATAATCCGCCCTCAACATATGTGTATATTCCAATTGTATCAGGATTAGTAGCGTGTTTTAAATATCTACCAGCACCAGCTGCCGTTTGGAAACCACCACCATTAACAATAGTACCAGCCGATACCGCTTCAACAACCAATCTACCAGTATCGCCGTTTTCTTCGTAAACCACACCAGCAGAGGAATTTTCATAATAAGGAGCTCCATCGGTATCATCAGCAATTACTGTATAGGAAACAAGTAATTTTACTCTATATCTAGTACTTGCTGTTAAAGTTGCACTAACAGTATATGTTTTTGGGTCTATTAAAAGGTCTGTGTTTTGTTGTGCATAATAACTTCTAAATCCACCATATGAACCACCATAACCTTCTTCATACATTTGTCCATATGCCGATGCATAATCCGATGTACCATATGCTACAATATCATTTGTTGCATCCGGTGTTAATACTAAACTTACACTAAGAGATGCATATGCATTTCCGGCAGCTTCTGCTATGCCTGAATAATATGCACTTGATGGATTCCATGTATATCTTATATTGTGTTGTCCTCCATTAGCTGATGATATAAATGAGCCCAATTCATGAAAAACTCCCGTATAAAAGAAATCATTATCTCCATTAATACTAGTCTCACTAACAACAGTTGCTGAGGTTGGTGTTATAACCAATGGAGTGGTAGTTCCTCCGGTTGGGGAACCTGGTGTACCAGAAGTTGCCTGAACACCGGCTGGATTTGGTAATGTTAATGCCGTATTTGCTGTAAATCTAACTGCTCCATCCGAATCCAATACTTGAATTTGTTCCTGTGCTGCATCTAATTTAATTCTACTATTTGCCGTAATAAAGAACGCTTGTGCGTTTAGTGTCCACGCACCAAATGTTGCTTGAGATGAATTAAGTACTCCTTTAAAATATGCAGTTCCATCATTTTTAGTTGCAAATCCAGGAGATGTAATCGTACCATCTGCTAAATTAAGAAATGTACCAGTATCTGAAAAGTTTCCAGCTTCAATTGATGCCGAATAGTTTGTTGAAAGTATTAAATTTGTTGCAACCATATTAGTTACAATAGAACCAGCTCCAATATATGTTACAGCGTTACCACTATTAATAGAATTAATTGCAGCCATTGCTCCCAACGAACTACTAAATACATTAAGTGCGGTTGTTGCATTTGAACCTGCTGTACTAATTGCATTTGCTTGTGCAGCATTTGCTTTAGATTGTGCACCACTTGTTGTTTCAGCATCTCCACCAGTTACGGTAATAGAACCTTTGATTTCCAAATCAGTTCCCGTCCATCGCATAAACCTACTATTATCTCCATTAACTAAAGAAAATCTAGGTTTAAATGTACTTGCGCTTGTACCATCATCGTATATACCCAACCAAATTCCACTATTACCATATCCAATTGTACTATATTGTCCAACTGCCATATACGGGTCTTCTCTACCACCGGCTAATACAATGTTTGCAAATGCACTACCACTATTGTTACCAACGTTGATTGTATTTTTTACAAATGATTCATCAAATATTGCAATCTTAGCTGCAACAAAGAATTCTTGTTGTCCCAAAAATTGCCACCATGCATTATCACTACCAGCCGTTGGGGCTCTTGAACCAACTAAAGTACCTGATTTATTATATGTTTGTGGCCCACTACCACTAATCGCTGCATAATATGTTGTTGGATTAGTTCCGTATATTACTGCATCTCTACGAAAATTTCTAGTCTCAACCGAACCACTATAATTTGTTAAACTATTCCACTCACCTCTCATTACAATACCAGGTCCAGTAGAACCTTCAAATTGTACAGACAATGATTGTGTTTTATAAAGAGTTTGCCTTCCTTCGCATTCTATTTGATAAACAATTTCACCATTTGGATTTGTATTTGGGTCTACCCAACCAACTATGTTTGGCATTTGTGCGGGCACTCCAGTAACGTAACTTGCAGCTAACCAACTATTTGCTAATGTTATATGAGATGATTTTGAATATATAGAAACTCTACATTGATTTTGATATCCAGTAACACCATATGCATCTCGTTGTGGGTTTGTAAAACCAGCAGGTTTGTTTGTTAATTCAGTACCACCTCTATAAACTCTAATATCAGTACCAGTATTTGATAATGTAAATTGCCCAGATACTTTATAAACTGCTGATGAATTTTCATTTGTTAATTTAATATCGTATGGTGCTGGTGGTTCGAATTGTACAGATATTGATTGTGTTACAAATTGAACTTGTCTATTATTTTCAAAATCAATTTTATATACAATTTGTCCACTTTTATTTATTGCAGGTGCGTACCATGCAGCTATATCTCCAATTGAAGCTGGATTGCTTGTTGGGAATTTATTAGATGATTGTGTAACAAAAGAAGATGTAAAAAATATTGATGCTGATGAAAATCCTAAATTACCAATATAATTTCCTAAGAAATCATAAACATCATTAGATGCATTATATGTTGGTGTACTAACATTTGATAATTGCTCCGTACCTTTAAATGTAGTTATCTTCATACCACTACCACTAAAAGATGTATTCCACAAATCAGCAGTAATTGTTGTACTTTCATTTGATGCTACTAACTTATATGCATCTGCTCCAGCTTTTATACCAGCGATTGTTAGAGAATTTTCTGCTCTAATTGGTGCTGTTGGTGATGAATTACCATCTCTAATTCTTACAGTCCAAGTTGCATTTTCACCAGGTCCAGTTGCATCACCACCACCTATTTCTTGAGTTGCAAATTTTGAATTAGGGGAATCTTCGCCAACAATACCACTATAATCAGTATCATCTTTATAAAATTGAAACCAAACTGCTCCGGTTGTATTTGTTGCAGTTGCCGTTAAAATAATAGGGTCTAGTGGTGAAGATACAACTCCATCTTTATTAAAGTTTACAGTATCAAAGGATGCTTTTAAATTTACACTTCTAGCATTTGCCGGAGCTACATTCTTTGTAAAAGTTTGAGTTCTTTGAATTACAGAAGATGTATATTCGTGACCAGGTCCCAAAGCGTAAGGATATGCAACAATATTATATTGTGCACTAGCAGAAACAAATGGATAATCAAATCTTTGGAATGATACAGTTGCAGTATTAAATGATGAACTAGCTACCGAACCCGTTCTAATATTTGATACTATTACAGACCCTCCATTTTGTATTCTAAATGTTCCAGGTGCGGTTGATTGAGTTGTAAATCTTAAAAAATCATCCCCATCTTTTACCTGTATAGTTGTACTAGCAGCTGTATATTCTGAAACATACCCAACCTCATCAGCTTTTAAATTTGGTGCGTTTGGTGTTATAATTACTTGAATTGGGGGTGCTCCTTCTAATATTTTTGTATAATTAACAACAACACTTGCCGTATAAATTGATGAAGTAAAATATGGATGTATAATCAACGGATATGTAATACTTCCACTCAATTGCCTTAAATCCGAAGATGCACTTACTATCAATGAAGATGTATATGCCGTTCCGTTTGAAGAAGTAAATTGTACATTACCAGCCTTAACATTACTCTCAACAATAGAAGCCGTTGCTATATAAAATTGCCCATGTGATGAAAACTTATTTTCACCGGCACTACCACTAAAAGAAAGATATCTAGAACCTTGCTTTAATTTAATATCAGTAATTGATGGTTTATAATCTCCAACGATACCTCTTGAATTTGCTCCCAATGTAATTGATGATGGAACTACTTCAAATATAATTGTTTCATCGCCGGGTGCACCATCAGGCGTAATTGTAAATGATTGGTCTACAGATACCGATGCCGAAGTCCAAGGTTCAGTATAAGTAAAGCTAACCAATAATTGTTTACTTTGAGATAGTGGTGAACTCAATCTATATGTAGATGCATCTGCTCTAGATGGAATTATTTTTCCGTTTTCATCATATGCAGCAACAGTTATATCTTCCGCACAACTAAATGTAGTGTAGTGCATCCAATATTCAGGAACCCAATCCTTATTTATTGACATCGATGGATATACTTCAAATGAACAACTTATAGGTGCTTCAAACGTACCTCTACGATAGAATGATGCCGTTGCAGATGAGTATGTTGGTCTAAATTTGGTTTCAGTTCTTGGATTTATAGAAAATTGATTTGTATCAAATAATACAAGTCCAGTATCTAAACCATCTTGAATATCAGTAAGAGTTAATGTTGTTAAAATAGAACCAGATGGGTTTGTTGAGCCCGTTGGTATCATATACAATGTCAACTGTCCATTTATAGAATCTCTATTGAATATTGCATTATAATTTACTTCACCTGAACCAGTTATGCCGGGCTGAATACTTCTTACGAATTGAGATGCACTTGCAGCTTCTAAAGTCACATAAGTAGACCCAGATTGCACGTACAACATAGTATTTGAACGTCCTTTAGGTAACCCACTTTGCAATAGAACTTCATTCACACCATCAATACGAATAGCCTGAACTTCCAATGAAGATGATGGATGTGAGTTTCTAATAATAGTTCCATCATAAGGTCTAATTTCATAATTAACACCACCCTTACCATCTATAACTCTAGTAATAACAATTGAATCTTCAACACCCTCACACTCTACTGTATATTCAATAAATTGTACTACTAATTCTTCTAATGCTTCATCTCTTGAACCTGTAAAGTTTTGTACAGTTAAAATAACGTTATTATTTTTACCATCGTTATCAATTAGATAACCAGGGAATTGTCCGCCTAAATAACCCGGAGTTACTATTGGAGCATACATCGATGATGATAATTCCGTACCAAAGAAATCAAATGAGCGTGATGTGAATGTATAAGAACCAGTTAAATAATTTTTCTTAATATCAACATTAATAACAGTTGGTGGAACTGGATTACCATTACCAGAACCAGAATCAAATTGGAAATATAATGATGATGGAATTAATTCAATACTTTTATTAATTACATTCAAGTTACCACCATCAAATGTTTTGGTTTCACTAACAACTACTGGAATGTAGTTATTGTTTATATCATAGAATTGAAATAAAAATTCAAATGTTTCTCTTGGTAAAGTTCTTGGTACAGGTTGTATGAATGTAATTTCATCCGGTGAGAATGAACTTTCTTGTGAAGCTCTTAAACTAACATCTGAAATATGCCAACCCATTCCTTTAACATCAAAGTATAATTTAGCATCGGATAATCCATCTGCTTTAAAATTAATTGTTTTTGATGTTTTTTGTAATAAAGAATTATCAGAATATATTTTTATAATTTCTTGAGATGCTGCTACTTTTGTTGTAGTTCCACCAAATGTAGATTGTTTAGAACCACTTATGTAAACGGAAATATAATTTGTTGGATTTAAATTTTGTAATAGTCTAGTATTAAAATTTAAAGTATATTCTGCATTTTCTGTTATTGCTATTGACTTAGTTGTAAAATATCTATAAGGTCCTCCATTGGCATCTAACTTTACGGAATTAAATAAAAAGTTTTGATTAAATTCAGTTGTTAAATTATTTGAAGATGTTACCCAATAATTTTTAAAATTTCTATTATCAAATAATCCATAAAATTCCTGATTCTTTGTTGTTGATTCTAAATCAACCAATAATTCATTTGATTCTAATTGTATTTCTTGAATGAACTGAAAATCTGCTAAATCGGATTGAGATTTTCTAAATACTTTTACTCTAGCAACATCACCAACAAATGTTGTTAAATCTGATATAGTTATTTTTGCAAAAGAACCAGTCAATGCTGTTTTTAAATTATCAACACCTTCGGTATAATTAAATGATGCAGTATATCCCTGCCCTATAAAATCAGTAACAATTCCGTTTACAGTATATGGGGTAGATATTGTTAAATTTCTATCATTTACTAAGTTATCAGCCAATAAAGTAACTCCTAAATCGGTAAATTGAATATTAGTACCAATAACAGAACCAGTCCAAAAAGTATCATCTGTTGTTGTTAGTAGATATGAAGTTGGTAATGTATAATTAGTTAATGTTTCACCCTCTCTAGGAGATTGTGCAGTTCCATCCGCAATACCTTTTTGAATTTTTTCAGTTACAATATTATTAAATATTGGTTTTACTATTTCATTTATAGATACTTCAGGTCTACGATAAAATCTAACTTTATCTTCGTTACTTAATAATCTATTGATTTGAAATGTTCTTTCCCATTTTAAATTATAAATTCCTTTCCATTCATCCGGTACATCTTGTGTATTACCATTTGCATCTATATATGTTTTTGCCTCACCTAATATAGTAATTTTACCCAATCCAATTGGCGTATCTTCATAGATATATGCAGCAACAACTTTAGATAACCCCTCATAATATTCTGGGATACCATTACCAGGTTCCCAATATACTGGATTACCCTCTACATCTAATATTTCAACTTTAAGTTCAGTAGATTCTTTTAAATACTGAGAACCTTCTATAAGAAATCCGTTCTTACCACCAGTAAATGTATCTTTAAATTCAGTTATTCTAAAATAATCCGAATTTGGATTTGTATCATTTAAAAATGTTCCGTAATTGGTAAGCGGAGTTGTTAGATTTTCTGCAAATTTTTTTATTACTGCCATTTAGTTATTCTATTATATTAAATAAATATTCGTAAAAAATAATTACTTTAATATTTATATTAGAAAACTAAAGAAATCTAAAGAAACGTTATGAAGAAGTACGCAATGATACAAATAGATGCTCAAATACATCAAGCATTAAAGGAATTTTGTAAAGAGAAAGGGTATAAGATAAATGGATTGGTAGAAACCCTTATAAAAGAAAAGGTGCAGTCTTTGAACAAGACCACACCTAAAAATGTATTACCAGTGGTTAAAAGTTAATCTTACTAAAACCATCTATTTTTTTAATTTCAATAAGTCCATCTACGATATCTCTCATTTGTTCTAAGTGAGAAATTACCCAAATAAAATCAAATTGAGTTTTAAGATATTGCATCATCATAAAGAGCGATGATAGGTTATCTGCATCCAATGTTCCAAACCCTTCATCGATTACTAAGAAGTTAGGTCTAGGTAGGTTGCATATGTTAATTAGAGCCACTCTAATCGCTAATCCCGATATGAACTTCTCCATACCACTACACATCTCTAAAGCCCATTCCTGGTCTTCGTAAACGATTTTAGCGTTAATGTTTTTTCCATCAGTATCCATTGATATTGAAAAATCTACTACTTGTCCTAATATGTTGTTCACTTCGTTCTCAATTGCTGGAAGTGCCTTAGATATTAGTTCGTATGGTACACCGTCTTTCTTAACTGCATCTAAGTAGAATGTGTATAATTGGTTTTTACTTTCCAATTCTTTTACTTCTTCCATTTTAGCTATCATATTATCAATGTAGGTTTTTGTTGCACCTACCTCTGACATTAATTTCAACATAAGTTTGTTTACATCTGATATTTGCTTTTCAACACCTTGCTTTAATCTACGAACATTTTGTATTTGAATATCTAATGCCTGATTCTTTGTAATTGTTTCTACATTATCATTATATCGTTTAATATCTGCATTTACAGTTTCGTTTTGAGTTTGTAATAATTCAATTTTAGAATCTGCAGTTCTAATATCACCTTCCAATCTTTCTGTAACATTAATTAATCTTTTGTATTCATCGGTATATTCCTTCCATTGTTTGAATTGTTCTTCTACACCTTCCCAAGAATCTAAAGTTTGTTGAATACCCGTACATTGTATAGTTGCATTTTTAACAAACCCTTCCAATTCAGGTAATGCTTCTTTTGCTCTCATTGCATCTTTAACAAATTCATTATCGCAACAAAACTTACAATTTGGGTCATATTCATGCTTATCCAAATGATTAATCTTTTCTTTAGCAGAATCTAATTGTGACTTTA